AATGAACGAATACTCTAAGTACGTTGATATACTAAACCAACCTGTGCAAGATACTGTAGCAGTCGTAACATCTTGGGGTGGAAAATATAAGATGGCTTTTGAAGATTTAAAAACTGGAAATTTCTCCAAAGCTATTAAGTTGTTTGAAAACGTAGGTTCGAATCCTGCGTACAGTATGGTACCCCCTGGTTTAAAAAATAAATCAACAGAGCAGTTTTACTATGCTAAACCGGTAGAAGATGACTACATACAAGGAACTTTTAGAAGGTACTTTCTACAAGATGTAAGAAACGGAGAAATAAAAGAAATAACATCAGAGACATATAAAAGTATAGCAGATAAAGGATACTATAGAAGAACTAAGTTAGAGTGGAACCTCTTAGGACCCTCCGAAGATGAGAAGGTTAATGGATATACATACCCCGGAGCAGTAGCTAGGAATAGAGACGTTGTATCACAAGCGGAGGAAGTTATACCAGGTATGACAGAATTTCTTTCTGATTTAAAACAATTTGTTATAGAAGATTCTTCTAAATTTAAACTATTGAAGAAAGAAAAGAATGAAGTTACAACTATTGAAAAAAATGGTGCTAACGTCGTATCTTCTGTAACTAAAAAAGTATTTGAAGAAGAACAATTACCCCCTCTTCCTGAATTGCCTCAATCAGAAGTAACCGCAGGAGAAACTGCAGCAACTGAAGGATCACAAAGTGCCGATTCAACATCAGCATATGCTAAATCCCTAACATGGTATCAAGCACAAGTCGGTAACCCTAGTGCTGAAAGATCATGTGGTTCGTTTAATGCGATTAGTATGAAGATTTACAACCAAGAAGGTCCTTTATTAGATGAGGAAGGAAATCCTAAGAAAGACATTTACTACTACAGAACTAAAAACGCTGTTAAGGGAAACAAATACTTACCAATTAGGAGAATACCAAACCTAAACCCAAAGATACAATCACCAGAATCTTACGAACTCTACTACACTATTCGTGTAGAGGGATACGGTGACTATACTGCAAAGATTGATAGGGAAGGAAAACTTTACGACATTAAGCAATGTTAAGTTTGATCTTAACAGATTAGTTCGTATATTAAGTAAAAGGTTATAAGAAATGTTTTATATAGTAGAAAATAAACAGCAGCTTGATAGGCTCCGTAGTTACCCGGATATTGATGTCTACGTAGATGTAATTTCATCTAATGATTACTTCCATCCTAAATTTACAACAACCGTAGCAATCTACATAAGACCCCTAGATGACTCAGGAGGTTACATTATACCTATAAACCATGATGAAGGTTTAAATGTTAGTAAGGAAGAAGCTTTTGACCTCTTAAAAGCATACAAAAGGATTTATGTATTAGATAAGAAAAACCTGCTTTACCACTTTCCACTTGTAGATGTAATAGATATAAACTTATGGAGAGCATTCTGGTACTACGATAAAATAGAACTTCCAAGTAAAATATCAACAATAAACTGGTTCTATAACAAATTTAAAGACTTTGATAATATTAATCAGATAATACCTTTATCTAAATTACACGAACAAAGTGAAAGGGTATTTGATGCAATAGAAAAGTATATAGAAGAACCTAAAGAAGATACCTTTAAGTTCTATAACGATGTTGCTGTTAAGGTATTTTACTTACTAGAACAACACGGACTTCGAGTAGTATACCAACCTTTTATAGACTTATTTAAACCAAATACACCTAAGTATAATATAAAGGATAATATTACATACACGTATTACAACCTTTACAATAGTACGTCAAGACCTACTAACGCTTTTAATAGTGTAAACTTCGCAGCTATACCTAAAGGAGAAGAGTTTAGAAAAGCTATTATACCACAGCACGATTGTTTTGTTGAATTTGACTTTGACGGGTACCATTTAAGACTATTATCAGAACAAATCGACTTTAAAATAGAAGGTGAATCAGCCCACAAAGCCTTAGGTAAATACTACTTCGGTAAAGAAGACTTAACAGAAGAAGAATACGCTCAAGCAAAACAAATTAACTTTCAGGCTATATACGGGAGAATACCAGACGGATATAAGAACTTAGAGATATTTGTGAAACTAACTAAGTACATAGACCGGTTATGGGATGAGTTCTCTAAGGGGGTAGTAAGAACTCCTATAAGTAACAAACCCTTTAATAAGCACCTTAAGGAAATGCATCCGCAGAAACTTATGAATTATATCATGCAATCGTTGGAAACTGCAAGAAATGTTCTTATCTTAAAAGAAGTGCTAAAGTATCTTAGAAATAAGAAAACAAAAATAGCTCTCTATACTTACGACGCAATATTATTTGATTATGCTAAAGAAGATGGAGAACATATAATAAATGAATTAGCTTTGATACTAAGTGAAAATAAAAAATACCCAGTTAAAATAAAAACATCTGAAAACCTGGTTTTGTAAAACCTTTTAATATTTATATGTACACAATGGAAAATGTTATGTCTCAACATCGATTCGATTACGATATCGATCAAATATATTTAACTGAGGATATGAGTAATAAGCTGTTTTGCACCTTCTCTACAGGAGAGGAACTAGAGGCGACATTAGAAAATATAGTACAAAAATATAGAATTATCTATAATAAAATATTCGTTTTGTATTCTAAAAGTCAAGACGAGTATATCTGCACCTATAATGTAGATTTTGGTAATGTTTCTAATTTTATCGATAATACTATTTTAGTACATCGAAAGAAAGAAGCAAATACCCTGTATACGATTAACGCTCTCAACACACTAATTAAGGAACTTAATAACGGAGTATTAGATACTACTTTTAAAATTAACTGGACGGACTACAAAAACTGTATTCTATTAACGAAGGGTCCGGAATTAAAAAGAGTAAATACCAAATTATTTAAGATCGTAGAGTTGGAGAATTGAGATATATTTCGTATCTTAAATAAGTTATAAACAATTAAAGTTATATTATGAATCTAGATGCAATCAAAGCAAAGCTGTCTGCGTTAAATAACGGCGGACAAGAAAGAGAGAAGGTAGACTATTCAGCTACTTTCTGGAAACCCGAAAACGGTAAAAGCACCATTCGTATTGTACCTTCTATGTATGATCCTAATCTTCCGTTTAAGGAAGTGAAGTTTCACTATGGAATTGGTAAGTACCCGATGGCCGCTTTATCTAATTTTGGAAAACAAGATCCTATTGAAGAGTTCATTAAGGAATTAAAGAAGACTTCAGATAAGGATAACTGGACATTAGCCGGTAAACTTAACCCCAAGACACGTATTTTCGCACCAGTAATTGTAAAAGGTGAAGAAGATAAAGGTGTTCGTTTATGGGGATTTGGTGTAACAATCTACAAAGCGTTATTAGCGTTAGCTCAAGACGAAGAAGTAGGAGATTACACAGACGTAATGAATGGATGGGACCTAGTAGTAGAAGTTGCTCCAGGTAACCCGTACCCAACCACATCGGTTCGTATTAGACCTAAACAAACTCCGCTATCAGATAATGCAGCGCAAGTTGATTTATGGTTAAAGAACCAACCACACCCTGTTGAGATTCATACTCAATACGATTATGAGTTCATTAAAAAGCAGTTACAAAATTACTTAACACCAGGTTCAGCAGAGGACGAAACTCCTTCAGCACCTGCACCTCAGGCATCTAATTCCTTAACTGAGACTCTAGGAAGTCATTCAACCGACTTTTCTTTAGAGACTTCAACACCAGGAGTTAAAGACGCGGTAAGTAAATTTGATGACCTTTTTAACGAATAAAATAAATGGCAAAAAGCGCAACAGCAGAAAAAGCATCTGCTATAGTAAAGAGTGGATTTAATTTAGGTAATTTCAAAAAGAAGAAGGGATTTGCAAATGCCTCGGTAAAGTTTAAAGAGCAAGGGTGGATACCTTTATCAAAAGCCTACCAAGATATTACTTCTATGCCAGGTATACCGACAGGTCATATTACCTTATTAAGAGGTCATAGTGATACGGGTAAGACTACGGCACTATTAGAAGCAGCAGTATCAGCTCAGAAGTTAGGAATTTTACCGGTATTAATTATCACGGAGATGAAATGGTCTTGGCAACATGCCAAAGAGATGGGACTACAGTTTGAGGAAGTTGTAAATGAAGCAACTGGAGAAATAACAGACTACGAAGGCTTCTTCCTTTACTCAGATAGAGGTACGTTAAATACTATTGAAGATGTAGCATCTTATATAGCAGATCTTTTAGACGAACAGGCTAAAGGAAACCTACCTCACGACTTATGTTTCTTCTGGGATTCTGTAGGCTCTGTACCTTGTGATCTTTCAGTACGTTCTAATAAGAATAATAACGAATGGAATGCAGGAGCAATGTCTACTCAATTTGGAAATAACTTGAATCAGAAGATCTTGTTATCTCGAAAAGAAGGAAATCCGTACACTAATACGTTAGTAGCTATTAACAAAGTATGGACTCAAAAACCTGACTCACCGATGTCTCAACCTAAGTTGCAAAATAAAGGCGGGATGTCGATGTGGTACGATGCGACATTAGTAGTTACTTTTGGTAATATTACTAACCCAGGTACGTCTAAAATTAAAGCCATAAAAAGCGGCCTTCAAGTAGAATTTGCTAAGAGAACAAACATACAAATTGAAAAGAACCATATTGAAGGAGTTCAAACAAGAGGAAGAATTGTAATGACCCCTCACGGTTTTATTGCCGACGATAAGAAGGCAATCGATAAGTATAAAGACCAACATAAAGAACATTGGTTAAAACTTTTAGGATCTATTGACTTTAGTCTAGTTGAAGAAGGTGATATGGAAGAAGATTACATCTCACCAAACTTACTAGACGATTAATGGCAGACTATAGTAAAATTTTAAAGAATCTTAAAGAGTCCCCTCCTAGAGAGTTAAATGATCATTTATTGATTATAGATTCTATGAATACATTTATTCGTAGCTTCTCAACCCTAAGAGCAATGAACCCTCAAGGCCACCATATCGGTGGTCTTGTAGGCTTCTTAAGATCGCTAGGATTCCTAGTAAGAACAATCGACCCTACAAGAGTTATTTGTGTATTTGATGGAAAAGGTTCTTCTACTAATAGAAAGAATATAGATCCTAATTATAAAGCACAAAGACAGCATACGAGAATCACCAACTGGGGTATGTATGAGAATAAGCAAGAAGAGTATGAATCGCTATCTGCACAGTTAGATAGATTAAAAGACTATCTTGAATGTTTACCTCTACATAGTTTAACGATGGAGAAGTTAGAGGCAGATGATATCATAGCAGACTTAGCATTAGGAGCATCAGCATCCGGTAAACAAGTTACTATTGTTTCTTCTGATAAAGATTTCTTACAATTAATAGACGGATGTATTTCAGTATACTCCCCTATAAAGAAAACACTTTTTACAAAAGATAATATTATTGAAGAGTTAGAAGTACTACCTCAGAACTATAATATTGTAAAAGCATTATTAGGTGACAACTCTGATAACCTTGCCGGAGTTAAAGGATTAGGTTTAAAGACCTTAATCAAAGAATTCCCAGGACTAAATACAAATCCAAATTACGAGTTAGAAGATATCTATACGGTATGTGAGCAGAACCTAGACGGTAAGTCTATTTTTGCTAAAATAATTCACAACTGGGATCGGGTAAAAACAAATTACCAATTGATGAATTTACATGAAGGACAGTTGGATGATAAAGAAATTCTTCATACATTAAATGTATTAAAAGAAGCTGTACCACCTCTACAAACAGGAGCCTTTCTACATCTATTAGATATAGATAAAATCGAAGGCATTACCAAGAACACAGAAGGATGGTTAGAGAATTTTAGAACATTAACGGTTTTTAAACAATAAGTTATATGACATTGCAAAAGTTAACGCAATATGGAAAACCCTTCCAGATTAAAGTAATAGGCGCCTTACTAACAGATAAAGGCTACTTACTGACAGTAAGAGACGTATTAAGAGAAGAGTACTTTGATTCAGATACACATAAATGGATTATAGGTCAGATTCTAAAATACTTTGATAAGTACCACACTACTGTTACGATGGACGTTCTAAAGGTAGAACTTCAAAAGATTGAAAACGAAGTACTACAGGTAGCAGTAAAAGAAGAGTTAAGAAATTCTTATGCCGCTTCTCAAGATGATTTGGATTACGTAGAAGAAGAATTTACTACGTTTTGTAAAAATCAAGAAATGAAAGCAGCTATTTTGTCTTCTGCAGACTTATTAAAGCAAAGTGATTTTGAAGGTATACGTAACCTGATTGAAAAGGCTATGAAAGCCGCGATGGATAAAAATATTGGACATGAGTACGATAAGGATGTTGAGTCTCGATATAGAACGGACTATAGACCTACTATACCTACTCCATGGCCATTATTAAACGAAACTATACAAGGAGGATGGGGACCAGGAGACTTGATTATCGTATTTGGTAACCCAGGTGGTGGTAAATCTTGGACGATGGTAGCCGCAGCAGCACATGCTGTAAAACTAGGCTTTAAAGTTAATTATTATACCTTGGAATTAGGGGAAGAGTATGTAGGTAAGCGATTCGACTGCTACTTTACAGGTTACTCTATTGACGAGGTTAATAGACATAGAAAAGAAGTAGAGACGCAAATTAATAACTTGAAAGGTAGACTGATAGTAAAAGAATATGCTCCTAAAGCAGCGACAGTAAATAACATTAAGAGCCACGTACAGAAGTGTATTGATATGGGTCATAAACCGGACTTGATTATTATTGATTATGTAGATTATTTAAAAGCACCATCTAGAGGTAAATACTCAGAACGTAAAGATGAAATTGATGATGTATTTATTGCTACTAAAAGCTTAGCTAAAGAATTAAAAATACCGATACTAACACCATCTCAGGTTAACCGTATGGGGGCTAAAGATAACGTAATCGAAGGAGATAAAGCAGCAGGTTCTTACGATAAGATGATGGTAGCTGATATATGTTTATCGTTATCAAGACAAAAAGAAGATAAAGTTTTAGGTACTGGCCGTCTACACGTTATGAAGAATAGATACGGACAAGACGGCATGACATATAATGTTAAGATGGATACTAATAACGGTCATATTGTAATTGAAGGAAAGGCAAACATAGACGATGAAAATAGTAGTCCGCAAGGTACTCATTTTGAAATTGCTAAGAAATTTTTCGAGCAAAATCAATAACAAATAGTAGTAGAAGCTATTTATTTCTACATCCCCGAAAGCAGAGTAATGCTTAAAGTCACGGGGATTTTATTATTTAAAACATTAAAAATACACTATGGGACTAAGAGATGAAA